ATAGGTTATGTGGGAGAAATTAAATCACTTGGGGGAGAAAGCTATACACTTGAAAATCTTACCGCCTCTAGTATTAATTTAAGGCAAAGTAGGGACGAAAAAACATCGCCCTTTTGCCAATGGGCTTTTGGGCAAGATAATGGCGACAACTCAGGATGCCGCAAAGAAGTACCATTTTACGAAACTCAAGTTGCTGGCGTTAATAGCCGGAGAGACTTTGAAGTGTGGGGAGAATATCAAAATCTTACTTGGGGGAAATGCACTTTTACGGACGGAGCAAATAAATCAGCTACTTACGCAATTTATCGAACTGTTTCAATATTTGGGGGTAAAACTCAAATTCAGTTATTTACCGAAGCGTCTAGTCCTGTGGCTGCTCATGACGGCGTAATCCTTGCTGCCGGCTGTGACAAAACCTACAATACTTGTAAAGACATTTGGAATAATACTATCAATTTTGGCAATATCCCTAGTTTTGGTAACTTTATGCCTGGAAATGACTTTTTATTAAGTTCTCCAAAACAGCAATAACAACGACACTGGGATAACTTTCAAAACTTTGGAGGTATCCCCAGCTTTGGAAACTTCATGAAAGGCAACGACTTTTACCTTGCACATTTAAGACAAAATTAAGTTTTTTTAAATATTTTATTCAGTAAAGAAAAAAGACTAGAATGGTTTTATGTTCCCCTTTTACTATGCTCTTGCTAACCAAAGCCATCCCCCTTTTACTATGTATTATATTTCTCTTGCTAACCAAAGCCATCCCCCCTATGCTGGGAATTATGGTCTAAAAATAAGTCTTAATGACATTGGCACTGCTTTGGCTATTGCAATAGCATTACTCAGTATGCTTTCAAAAAATACCAGATCACAGGCTAAAGAACTTAATCACGAAACCTTTGAGAAAACATCAAGGAAGATGGAATCTCTTGAACAGAAACTAGAGAAAATGGTCGAAAAACTATCAACAGGAATAGAAAAACTGACCACATTAACATCTCAACTCGACAAAGAGATGAGCCTAATTAAAGCCAAACAAGAAACTTTCTCATCTATTTCTGATCAAATAGAAACAATTCGCAAAAAACAGGAAGAATTTGACAGACGAATTGGAATACTTGAACATAAATCTTAACAGAATTGTCAACTTTACTAACTAAACTACTATGAAATCCCTAACAGCAAATCGCAACACTATCTTAAAGTCTCACCTAATCGACTCTAGTTCTGAAAGTCTTCCCCAAGATTTTAGATCAATCCCGATTAAATCTGGACAAAAAGTGATTTATAATAAAATTATTAAAACAGAAAAAAACCATCGTTTACTAGAAATAAAACCACCGATTGAGGGTAGATTTAATTGGTACGCTTTTGTTAGTCACTTTGACGACCCTAATCCTATCGTAGTCCGCAAGGATCAAGTTGAGGGTGTGTTTGATAGGTTTAACGATAAAATTACTGATTTCCAGTTTAAAAAATTAGATGAATGTCTTAAAAGATTTGACATTATTACGTTACCAAGAGTCCGTCATTTTTTAAGCCAAATAGCCCATGAATCAGCCGGATTAAGATTCTTGGTAGAAATTCACGACGGATCAAACTATGAAGGGCGTAGAGACTTGGGGAATACCCGTCCCGGTGATGGTAAAAAATTTCGAGGTGTGGACGCTTTACAGATGACCGGACGGGCTAATTATCAGTCATTTGCTAATTATATAGGCGATCAGCGTGTTATGGAAGGGTGGAAATATGTTAGCGAAAGATATTTGTTTTTACCCTCTGGTCTTTGGTGGGAAAACAATAAAATGAATGAGTTGTGTGACCGTGGGGCAACTGTTGAACAAATCACCCGTCGCGTCAACGGTGGTACAAATGGACTAGCTGAAAGAAAACGGTATTATGAAAGGGCTTTAAGATTTATTCAAAATCTTGACAATTCAAAAAGTAATCTGTAATATTTAGTTAGGTTAAGAGGTTATCATGAATACAAGAGAATTTCGTCCGTTAATCCTAGAAACAGTAGATGGTCGTCCAGCATTTATCAACTGTTACAAGGTAGTTACGATTATCTACTGCTCTATTGAAGATAATTACATAGTTCATGTAACGTCAGAAGTGGGAATTACAATATCCAATAAAGCAGCTAAGGTCTTAATGCAAGCGATAGTTACCGATTTATTTTTTTCCAGTGACGATATTGACGAAAGAAAAGTTTTGCGAAGCGATGGAACATTCGATAGATTTTTATAATATTTAGATTTCTCCTTGTGTGATTTAAAAAAGACCATTAACAAAATGGTCTGTTTTTCTTATATCATAGAAATAGTACACGGCAGTTCCAATGGCAAAAAAGAAGAAAAAGGATGATAAGGCATTAAGAGGTTCTCAGCGTTCCCTTACTTCACCGGGGATCGTGTCGGTATCACGTCGGTATGATTTAGAGATTACAGAAAATCCTATCCGTGATCCGAGAATATCGAGAGAATTAATTGAACTTAATCAATGGTGTTATGAGGTTATTCACGCATTAGATATGGCTGCTTCTGATACCTTTGCTTCTGATGATGGGGATAATCAAGGATGGATAGTAGCCAAAACCCTTGACGATGAAGAAACCCCTATTAACCCGGAAGTGTTTGCTATTGCGGAAGATATTAGATTAAGAAAACAAAATTTTTCAACCTATGTCATTGGTGGGGATAGACTTAAGAAAGCCCTAAGATGGGCATTGGGGAAGGGAGAATGCTTTCTAGAGTTAGGTATTGAACGAGAGGGCTTATCTGCCAACAAGTCTAAAGACTTTTGTGTAGCAAAGACTCTTTATCTACCTACCTTTGAGATGTTTAGAAAAGAAACCGATCAAGGGGAATTAATAGGATTTGAGCAAAGAAAATACGTTTCAGAGTCCGATCCTGATTATTTTTTTGAACCTTATAAAATCTGTCATATTCGCCATGAACCCGACTTCCTTTACGGTCGCTCTCTTTGGTTAGCTTCATTAGATGCTTGGGCTGATGTTAAGCAAGCTTTTGATAATTTAATTAGGGCATCCAATGACTTAGGAGTTTCCCCGACTCTTCATATCATGCCAGGAGTATCTAGAGAACAGTCTGAGAGTTACGAACGAGACTTAGGAATCCGTAGGAAAAGTGGTATTATAACCGATCATGTTCTCAAGTTTCCCGGTCAAGACATTCGCAAAATGGCTAATTTTAACTCTGATTTAACAGGGTTAGTCGACACTCTTTTACAATGTCGGTACAAGCTAATTATCCCTGGGTTCCCTACCTATTTCTTTCCAGGATTAGAGTCAAAAGGGGGAACTAAAGAATTATCCCGTTCGCCTGACCGTCGGTATTCTAGGATGAGATACGGATGGTGTCAACTTCTTAGCGGTGCGATTAAGCAGCTGATCGATACAGAAATTATTCTTAGAAAAGGTTTAGATTTTTATGCCGAAAATGCTAGAAATAAATATCGGATATTGTGGCCAGAATGGAGTGAGTCTATCGATGGTATGTCAGGGGGCGAAGCTGAGGACACTGGTTCTGATTTAACCGATGAAGAAACTAATAAACAACCTGTTAAGAAACTAAATATAAATCAAAATGATTAATCAAATTATTCACGGTGATTGTTTTGACGTTTTACAACAAATTCCTGATAATTCAATAGATGCTGTGATAACCGATCCGCCGTATATGACAACAGATTTAAACTTTGACAAAACAGGTTTTAATGTCGATCTATTTTTAGAGTTATTATTACCAAAACTTAAAAGCGATGGACAATTAGCTGTATTTGGGAGTATTGAATTACTTGCTAAGTTTAGCGGTATTTATCCTATTAGGTGGTCAGGAATGTGGCTAAAACCAAGAGGGGTAATGAGAACTCATACAGCCAAGAAACCTATGAGCAAAAGCGAACCTTACTGTATATTTGCTCACCCAAAACATAAAGTATCAAACCTTGTTTACAACAAAATATTGTTACCAGGAGAACCTTACAAAAAAAAACAGAAAAATACTGGTTATGTTAGAGACGGCAAAAATCAAATTGATAGGGCAAATACTTCTGCATGGACTAAAGACGGCTATATTTCAGAGAACCATGGGACAAGACAGCAAACAGATGTTATTGAATCTCCGTTCAAAGGCTGCATGAAACACCATGAAAGAACCATTCACCCCACACAGAAGCCTGTGGCACTGATATCTACATTGGTTCAGTGGATAAGCAACCCCGGTGATTTAATCCTTGACCCTTTTTGTGGTTCTGGTACTACTGCCTTAGCTTGCAAAGAATTGGGTAGAAATTATATCTGTATTGAGAAAGAACTAGAATATTATCGAATAGCTTGTGATAGATTAGACCAACCTATAGAACATATTCTAGATGAATCAATAGAAGAACCAGTAGATAATTCTCCATTACAATTAGCCTTATTTTAACTATGACAAAAGGAATCATGGTCAACGACAATATGTTAAAATTAGAAATAAAAGAATCATGAATAACAACAACTTTGACGCTATTATCGAAGATTTGAGTATCGAAGACTTGAGAGCCGAATACGCCGAATTAACGGCGGCATACGATAACCTGATGCTTGACTATGAAAGATTAAAAGTAAAGGTAAAAACGTTAGAAATTAAAAACCGCAATCTAACAGCTAAACTCAATAAATTAAAAACAACCCAAGAATTAGTTTATGACGGACTAGGAGACAAATAACCATGACAGAAGGAATTACAGTCAACGACAACTTTATCCCTTGCGACCCTAGCAAGGTTTCAGATGGATACCACACTTTTGAAGAACTCTATGATCATCGATGTCTTTTATTTATTCAACTAATCGGATTACTACCAGCTTTTTCATTTGCCTCTTATTGTCACAGTGACGAGACTGTGTGGGAAGGTTGGTTTATTGCGGGTTGTAAATTGAATAGCGGAATGATTACCTATCATTTACCGATAAAATTTGCAGATTTAATTCCTAATTCTGTATGGATTCCCAAAGCTCCTGAATGGGATGGTCATACTTCGCGCGATGTTTGTGATCGGCTAATCAAAGAAGCTAAAGAAGCCCCACTCTTTTGTGTTAGAAAATTCAAAAAACCAAGTAATCCCATCAAAGAAATAAGTAAAGAAGAATCCGAAATGCGAAAACCATTGCCACCAGAAATATTAATTTCTGCTTTACAAGACCCAATTCATAAAAACATTAACAACAGTAGATTACTAAAGAGAATAACAGAGTAACCATGACAGATAAATTTAACCCAGAAGATAAAAGCCTACAACCAGTTGCTCGATTACTAGAGAGAGCCGAAGTAACAGCCGATGACATCCAAAAAGCTATTGACGATTGGAAAAAGAAACCTCCGGATGATGAATTTAAGAATCTATTAGAACCTGAAATAAGCTATGAGTGATTTTTCCTTTAACCCCGCGACTCGACGCTATCGAGATAATCGAACGGGGAGATTTGTCTCTACCGAAAAAGTTAGACAAATCTCCCAACAAACTATTAATGCCCGTATCCAAAAGACAGATAGTATTACCCGCGACCTTTTGCAGAAGAAGATTACTGTCAGTGAGTGGGAAGAGAAGATGTCTTTTGAGATTAAAGACCTAACTATTCAGCTTTATCGAATCGGTAAACCCGATATGAACGCTTCTGACTACGGTAGAATCGGTCAGATGCTTCGCACTCAATACGCACGATTAAGAAAATTTTCCCGTGATATTATTCTTGGCACTCAATCAGAAGCGCAAATAATCAACCGCTCTAAGATGTATGTCGCTAAGTCTAGAGAAGCTTTTGAAGAGGGGAATAGGAGAGGACACGCTCTAATCAACAAGTGGGAAAAGAGAATAATTACCAAAAAAGAGTCTTGCCAAGAGTGCCTTTTTTATGAGAGTGCCGGTTGGCAACCAATAGGGACACTCCCCCGACCGACTGAAAAATGCACTTGTCGGGCTAATTGTGGCTGTTATTTTGTTTTTTCTAATTCCAGAACACGCCCTACCCAGAATATGCTCTCATTAAATTTCGGATGGACAAAATAAAAAGCGTGGAAGCGTCCTCCACGCTAGATAAGCTATAGACTTTTTATGGAGACGAAAACTTTATATTGAAAATGGGTATTTATAGGTTTGGATGGAGACTACACTCTATTAATATACATCAACTAACCATAAACGTCAAGCTTTTAGATAGAATTGTTTGTATAAGTATTTTTTATCGCTATGGAACTAAAATTAACCCGATCTGAATTAGAAGGACTGCTGCAGACCCGTCATCCTACCGATGAGGAAATGGAATTAATTAACCAATTTAAACCCTACGGACTCGATCCGTGGGAATCATCGGAAATAATCCGATTTTGTGTGATTGCCTCAAATAATTTAATTCACAGTTCTGGACAGGTATGGGATAAAAATGCCCTAGAAACTATGGTGGCTAGTTTTCCTGAATGCTCATTTATGCTGGATCACGAATGGGACGACCAAACCAAAACTTTTGGGATGATCTATGATTCTTTTATTTATTCCTTGCCTCGCGTAAGTAAAGAAGGGATGACAAAAATCCTCGAAAAATCCCCTAATCCAAACGAAGATTATCGAATTATTCAAAAAGACGGCTATCATCAGGTCTTGGTTTTTGGTTTTGTAGAAGCAACTCACCCAGTTGTTTCAGAGATTTTTTACGGGCGTAAAGCCAATATCTCAATGGGGGGAATTTTCTACGGTGAGTCGATTTGTCCTATCTGTGATATTCCCTACAGCGATCCTAAATGCCCTCACTATCCCCCATATATGGCGGGATTAGTAGATGAAGAAATATTAACCCCTTACTACCGCCGATCTGGAAAGATGGATTCCATCGAATGCAGTTTCGTTGCCAGTGGCAATTGTCGTCAGGCGAGATTGATAGATTCTCGTCTTAATACTTTTGTTTTTAACTAAAACAGAAAATTCTGTACTACAATTGTATTTAATAGTTAGTGATCAGTAATCAGTAATGGATATCCTAAAAGAAATTAAGCGGGTTACTCCCGTACTTATTAAAGATTCAGTAGAAGGAAGTGATGCTCCTTCTCAAGAGGAAGTCTTTGCCTTGACTAAAAAAGCGGCTTTTCGAGGTGATTTAAAGTCTTCTGATAGTAATGGCGTGCCAGTCAAGAATTCTGACCCCGAACCTGCTCCCGTTACCGCTACTGCGACCGCGCCAGTTTTTGACCCTAAAATGCTTCAAGAGCTTGTGCAAAACACCGTAACAGCAACCGTTGAATCGGTAAAACAAGCGATGGAATTGGAGAAACAATCGGCATTAGAAGCCCAGAAGCAACAGTTTGAAGCTACGAAAGCTGCCTTAGAAGCTTCTCTTAATTCCTCTGTAGAGGCTATCCAAAAATCCAATGAAAAAATCGCTCAACTAGAAACCAAAGTCACTGAGTCGGAAAAGACGAATAATAACTTTGCTGACTTAGGAAAGCTTTACGGTAGCCAAACACCAGAAAAAATGCAGTTCCCTAACATCAATAAAACCGTCGCTCATGATGCTGATAAAATTACAGGTGCGCTTGACGAAACCTTTGATTTGATTGAAGACATCCAGAAAAATTCTGGTGTAATCTATTCGGCTCCTGTAATGGGCGGTAATCAGACAGTAAACCTGTACGATAAAGTACGATTAGATCGCCATGTTAAAAATAACCGGCAACAGATTGTCAACTCTTTAGATGATTGGGGTCGCAAACAAGGCTGGTTTAGAGGGACCCGTTCGGCTCCTGTAATGGGCGGTCAAGTTTCAAAAAATGCCCCAACGACTGCGGCGGATTTGCCTCCGTTTTTTCTTGATACTTTGTCAGCAATTCTCCGTACAACCCAAATCCCTGGGTTTGCATTTTGGCAGATTCCTAATTATGCCTTAGACTTTACGGCTCGCAACGGAACTGTTATTCGTATCCCCCGATTAAATTACCTAACAAGTTCCCCATCGGTAAGCGATTATCAACTATCAGGAAAAGGTGAGTATGCTGATTTGACTTCTGAATCAGATAATAATAGTGCGTCTAGCGTATCGGCAGAAATTTTCGAGTACGGAAGAGGTAAGGTAGGAGCTTCTACTGCGATTCGACCTGTTTCTATCCCAGCTTTCACTGAATATTATAGTGCAATGGGAATGCTTGATTGGATGCAGAATACGCTGTATAACGACTATGCAAGTTTTGATAATACCATGATCAAAACTATGCTTGATAGCACGTCACTGCATTTGTATAACAAAAAAGGCAGTCTTGTTACCTCCCCCACTGGACTATCAGCAACAGGAGATGATGGAACTTTTACCAAAGGATTCTTGCGGCGATTATATCAATATGCCCACGATAACAGGTTCCAAATGTATCCTGACCAGACGTATTTGTTATTCCTAAATTCGACTCAAATTCTGCAATTAAAAGAGAGTTATGATGACGATTGGCAAGCAAATACGACTCGCGATCTTGACGCTTTACTAAATATTCTCAATCCGTCTTATATTCCTCCTGGGGATACTGGAAGGGTTAGTTCGTATTTAGGATTAGTGGAAAAATTCCATATCTTTGAAACTGGCAATAGTGTCGGGGTCGGAGCGGCTGGTCAACCCGGTGTTCAAAGTGAAACATTAGGTGGTTCTTTAGGTGCTAAAACTACCCGTACTGGTTATTTAATCGGAGCCGGTGCGTTAGGTGTTGGTGTAGGGATGCCGTTTCAAATCACTTTTGATAATGTCACTCAATTTGATCGTCGGATTCG